CGAGAGCATAGAGCTCCAAATGCATAGAGAAATTCAAGAAAAACTCTGTCGTTGGAAGAAAATCTTACGAAAAGACTTGATCATGTCCAACCGCTCTTTATTTGTGGGGTAAGGTGAAAAGAGCTTAAAATCCTTGTTTTGAACATCCCCTGTTAGTTTGCTGGTGGCACAACTGGAAGATACTGCCACGTCGGTACATTCAAGAAGAAGAAGACGGTGAAATCAGTACCAACAGCAGTGTACTTATTGACACGCACAGTAGGTAAGTTCTGATTGCCGGAGGCATTGGTTGCGACAATAAAGTCAATGGTCTCCAACGAAGAACCATCATGTCCAACAGAACCCGAGAGAGGAGGCGCAGTGATGTTCCCCATCTCAGTTGATTGGAACTTGTACTGTGTGTATGATGGCACACTGATCGAAAGTCCAGATTGAGTCTGTTGATTGGTCAATGCTACTCCACCCGCAGTGGGCTGAAGAGCTAGCAAGTAGACCCTCGCATTCGACGACATCGTACCGGCCGCAGCATTACCAATGCCATAAGCTGCTTGTTGCTCTCCGTGATTATGACGGTTGGCTGTCACCATGGTGAGTGGTAAAGGCGATTGCACATTGAAATGCACATGACCTGAGCCTCTCATACCTAGGAAGCAGTTCACCACCCAATGGAAGGGCAGCAACTTCGCGAATGAGAACGGGAAATTTGATGCTGGGACGGCAGTGCCTACTGCACTATCCAGTCCTGCTGGATCATATCCATATGCCGAAGGCCACCGTGATGTCTGCCACTTGAACACCTGGATAGCACTGGAATTCGCTGTGGTGTTCCACACCATTTCAGACCACACTGAACGGCGGAGCACCTGACGTACCGATCGAATGGTCTCACCAAAATGAACACGATTGCGCTCCTGGAGTGGTTTGTCAGACACAACTCCCATGGGCAGCATGATTGGTTCAGGTGAAGCCTGCAAAGAGAACGGTGTCAAGTCCAGACCAATATCTGTAGGATTCGCAAATTCGAGGTTGTCAGCCCCACGCACGAACACGAGTACGGACACTGATGAGGTGGCTATAGGAGCGGTTAGCAACGTCAGAACCTTGACGGACAGAAGTCCGTTGTCGAAGGTATCATTCGCAACCAATCCTGGTGACGCCGATGTCGTGAACGGAACATTGGCATTGGATAACGTGCCATTGACACGCAACCAAGCCAGAGCCTGTTGGTACGGAACCCGCACCTCAGCTTCAGTGTCTTGACCGATGTCCAGAATAGCATTATACACAGCCGATCCCACAACACCTGTGGTTTGAACTGAATTGTTGGCTGGATCATACGAAATCTGGATGCGCCCCTTGTGAAAGGGCGACGCGATAATCTTAACCGTAAAGATCAAATCACCGCGCCAATGAGCAAACATCTTTGCGACCATACCAACAGGCGTACAGTATACGAGTCCACTACCTGCTGTGTCCAACTGCATCTGAAATGGCGTGACACGAGTGGTAAAGAGAGGAGTATCAACAGCTTGTGTGGTAGACCACGTGGAGGAGGCAAGAAATGAATCGCGTCCAACCAATGACTGAATTGCCAACTCATCTTCGGGACCGAGACCCACAGAAGTGGGATCAATGGTCAACTCGTTCTTGGGATCCAGCGTCAACTTCTCAACTGGGTACCCTATTTCAGAGCTCGCCATCTGTGGAAACGGCGTCTGACGGTAAGGCATTGTGTCCGCAATGACAGGCACATTAGTAAAACCGAACAGTTGCGCAATCCCACTGATCGCTCGTGCACCCATTTCCGTTGCTGTGGCAAACTTGCCAATAAGTGGCACAGTTCTCAGTCTGCCAGCGATTGCTGCGATGGTGGAAGCAGGCGCTGAAACAACACCTGTCCCATACTCATCCTGCGCTTGCATAGCAAGACCAAGAGTTGGTCCACCTAGACAGACGTCCTCCATCCACGCATAAAGCTGCACGGACACACCTTGCCCAACTGCTCCATTTGCGCTCGCCAAGGGGGTGTAAGACACCATTCTCAACACGCCCATTCCTGCAACATCACTGGCGAAGCCAATGCGCAAGAAATTCTTGGGGTAGAAAAACGGTAAGGTCAATACACCACCTTCGCTGTGCTGTGGATGAATCCACAGACCCGGTTGTTGTGAGTGCGGAATTAACCGACCCAAAGTAACATCTGTCCGAATGGTGCTTGCCTTAAAGTCTGGCAGAGGCTGATAACATGCCCGCATCGCTCCGTAATAAAACGGCGATGCGTTAACCACAATCTTCACCTTCAAATTGCCCCGCAGGAAGGCATAGTTATTCAACTTGTACTTGATCTGGGTATTGTTCAGAAACAAGGACCAAGGGTCAAACTGGGTAAACGTACCTGTTGCATCAGATTCCAACCAAGTGAACGAAGCAATTCGCACTGGTCGGGCCAAGAAACCTTTGAGATCAGCCGAAACTTCAACATCTTGGTTCTCATACTCATTGCTAGAGGCTGTCATACCTTCTTCCACGCCAGCCACCTCATCCAAAAATGCGGTGGTCTGGGATTCCATCATCGAACCATGTCCAGACGATGGGGCCATTGATTCAGGTGTGGCTTGCAGCACACACCCAAAGCAATGGGAGGAACACTTCTGCACTTCGAAGTCAAACCTCGTGGCTGGGTTTTCGTAACCCAGCGAACCGCCAGCAGAATTTGGGTACTGCTGGGTACCACTTGACGAATAATTTTCAGTGAGGAATATTTAAATACGCACAACGCAATCCCCATTGCACAATACGCTTTGAACTTGACGAACACCCAGAATTCTCACTCCTAAAAAGGCGAACCCGTAACGACGGGTGGGTTCACATAGTATACGCACACTCATTTGACACACAAGTTACATAAAACGACAAACGCAGATCTTTACACTACGACAACAGATGGTTTCGGACCAATTAGGTCCAGGTGACTGCGATACTCACCCAAACGAACAACAGACAAACCTTCAGACGCTCTCCAGAAGGAATCTTTGAGTTGGTCCCACGTTGGAAACGGCACAGGTGGACACAACTCGAACTTAACGCACACATTGTTCAAAAACTCTCGCTCAACTTCGAAACGTTCTCGACCGTAATAGAACCATTCACGCACAGCACTATTCATCACGGACAACATCTGCGCTTCCGCTGAAATAGTCTTGCTTGGGATGTTCACACACAACATCTTGTGGATAGACTGCTCCTCAAGCGGACAAACAAACGCTCCAACTTCCGCATCAAAGCGCCACGTACGCTTCAAAAAGGACACATCATTGATGTTGATGTAAGGCACCGACACACTCTCCTTGTCAGCCATGGTGTACTCAACACCAATCGTCTTCAAAGCCCCTACAATGGCAGTGTGATTGAACCAAGGGATAGAGCGACAGACACCCATCACATTATCATCGCCGTACGTGAGCAAGTTCACATACGTCTTGAAAGATCGGCATTCCCTCTTTTCCGACAACACAATGTAACAGTAGCGCAAATAGAGAGCGTTCACGATACTATTGATAATGACTGTGAGCGGGTGACCAGACGGGTTCGATCCGTACAACATGACGAGGTCACCTTGGAAGTTGACAAAGGGATACGCGGTGTCCTCACCAATTCCGTAGATCACGAGAAGGTCTTCCATGGACCACCCCGCAAACTTCAAAATGGCAATAATTGCATCAAACGCTGCCAAAATGACCTGTGCAGTCATCTTCTTGTCGAACTTACCATAATCACCAGCAACAATCTGATCCTCTCCATGAGCAACCAGATAATCTCGAAATTGTTCCCACTCCAGGGACTGCGTGACACAACCAGGGGCAGCTTCGAACAAGAGGCGGTTCTCCTGTACCACCTTGACGAAGGACAATAAGTGCTTCCGTACAACAAATGACCAATCCGCCGGCGCACCCGTAAACACGCGAATCTTGCCCTCAGCAATCTTCGCATGCGAACGCGCTTCATCCTTCAACTGACCACTAAACACTGGACAAGCACGCACACCAGCGCGGTAACGCTCTTCAATGACAGTTGCGCGCTCCATCACTTCCTCATCAAAGACCTTTGCATCAGGTTGAAGTTCGGTCGGAGCAGGGCGCAAGAAGTTCTTCTTCGTCTTATTGAAAGGTTCCCCCATAGACGAATTGAAGTTCATCTTATCAATGTACTGCACACCAGCAATACCATTGATAGCCGCGTGATCGGAAATGATCCTGAGTGTGGTCTTAGCTTCTTCATCCAAGCCAGCACACACATCGCTCACATAACCATCAACAGCCTGCTTCAAGACAGAAGCCTGTAAGATGTTCTCCTGACCAGTCACATCTTTGTACGCCAGGTGCCAAGGTCGCCAATCCTTCAAATCGGGTCGACCAAATGGAATATCCCACTTGCGGGCTGATTTGATGAAGTCACCACAAAGAGACGAAGCCACTTTCGAACGCGAGCGAACCTGATAGCCAACAAACGAGCCAAATACAGTCAGCGACCCTGATTCCAACCACCTGAGTGGCGAACGGTGTCCCAAAGCTGAAACTGTTTTCACTACATTTGTGCCACTGAGCCGTGGCACTCCTGCCTGGACAAGTGGACGAGCGAAGTGAGCTTGAGCACGATGCAAGCTTGATTGCGTCAACTTCACTGCAAATGCTACCTTATTTGATCCACCCAACTGGTGAAGGCCCAAGACAACAACAGAAGGAGACATTCCCACGAGAGGCGTGCCACAATCTCCATTGACTGTATCATCTGCGACATGACCGCGCCAATACGTAAAAGTGCGATCCAATGTCTCACATCGAGCAACAACTTTTTGAACATATCCCACAGCCACTTCACGTGCGCTGCTATCACGATTCAATCCAATATACTTCGCTTGGAAGTCACCATCCAGAGTCTCCTTAGAGATCAAGCGTGTCAAATCTGTACGCGCATCAACAGCTAAGATCTCAAAATACGCCAAATCGGATCCCCTCTCACGATAAATCGAGCTCTGTTCAAGCACAAATTCAACATTTCTTGAGGTTCCTTGACCCAACGGATCAACCTGAAATCTCACATGAAGTGGAGAGCTATCAGTCTCAGGTAGGATGTGATTATTGGTCACCCAGAGATGTCCACCCACACAGAAAGCATTGCCGGGAATCATCTTGTGGTTGTCAGTCACAAAGATGCGCGCGGTATTCTTCCGCACCATATCAACTACCTTCTCCTTCGGTAGGGTGGTCCAGTTCAAGCTCATGGGATCCACGTCAAACGATGTTGTCTGGTAATCATCACGCTTCCAAACATTCTCTTTCTCTGTCTTCTTGAAGTGTGTATCTGGGACGGACATTGTCGAACCCTGTACGTCCCAAGTACTCAACCGTCTGTACACCAACCATGCGGCTGCTGCAGCCCCCAGACCCACAATGATCTTGCGCCAACGACTTGTAGTCATCGAACGGTCAATCAATACGCCCAGAAACTCGAAGAAGCAACGAGCCAATTTCATTGGAGGAGCATAGTTTTTGATTGCCCACACAACAAGACTGCGGATAGGACCAAACATCATTAACCAATCTGTCACAGATCGCACGAAAGCAAAACGCATATATCCTTGCAAGAACACACTCATCACTCCAGCAACCATACGACCACCGAACGTGGGCTCACGAGCTCTCTGACGCTGAACAACTTCATTCAACACGTCAGCATACGCCACATTGTCCTCATCAGCCTGTACCTTTGCATACACTGGCATCGGAGTGACTCTAGATCTCATGAGTTCACCATTGCGGTAAGTATCAGTAGTGCACATGTACGATCCTCTCACATGATCATATGTCTTCACCTCTCTGATTTCACCATCATCATAGGTCTCCACAAAAGAGTCGCCAAAGTTCACACCCTCCGGTAACTCAGCAATAGCTTGGATGTCGATTCCACATACACAATGTTTTGAGGTACGATTGCACAATTGACAGAGAACAAGTTCACTCATACGTTCATCATCAACCATTGCCTTGGCCTGAATGATGTCAAACTCCTTACACACCGGACCAAACCAATCCAGGAAAGACTGCGTGTCCTCAAAAGTCTTCACGGATTCGAACTTTGCCATAGCCCGTTCACCGATCTTACCACCAGGAACAACTTTATCCACATGAATGCGCCAAAAATTTGGCCAATCACCATCAATGGCTGTCATCGATGCAGGATTAATCATTCCTGCAGCGTCCATACGCTCGAACTCCGGCCGGGGTGACACAGTTATCACCCAAGGCAACCGGCGCTGCACAGCAAGGGGGCAGTAGAAGTAAGCATGCGCATTTAGATCCTTGGCGTTACTGGATGCAATGACAAAACGAGCCCGAACTGGAGTTTTGCCCTTGTCGGCAAGATCAGCCTGGTTTGGCACGAGAGGCACATTGTTCACTACAGCAATCAACTCAGCTAGTGAAACATCTTCCGAAGCCTTCGAAGGATTGAGAAATCCGATATCGTCCATCTGGATACACCAAGCTTGAGACGAAAATCCAGACCAATACTGATCACTTGGACTGCGTGTGAACTTGTACTCCGATGAAGTGGGCAAGTTCATAAGCTTTCCATAGTAGTAAAACAACATCTT